TCTGGAGTTTGTCCGATTTTCGCAAGAAAAGCGTCTCGCTCCTTTTCCCAGTCGCTCATGACTAGCTCCATTCCGTTAGGGTACTGATTGCGACATCGCAAGCCAGTAAGTCTCCAGTAGGCAGGTTCAGCACTTTAGGGCTGGACACGCTGCCTACGTTGAACACAATGCTCGATGCTTCGAGAAGCTGGAAGAGGCGTACTACATCGTCCTCAATTCCTGCAAGGTTTCCTTGATTGTCCAGTAATGGCACAAGGATAGTAATAGTAAAGTTTGCTAGTGGCGCAATTGCTGTGTAGTCATTATTGCTAGGCACTAGGTAAGGATCAGCAGGGCTGACAATAACGCTGTTAGCAATAGGCGTAGCAGGTGGAAACGAGAACACGCTCCATTTGCTATTGTCAGTTAGGGCAGCCGCTATTGTGCTGCGAAGGGTAGTTATTGCTGGCATCAGCCCACCATAGATGAAGGCGACAGGTACGGACTGATGAGTCCACGGATTCTTGCCATGAGCTGGTTAGACATTGTGTAAGGGCTTGGAGCATAGCCGTCAATAGATACGCCCTGTCCAGTCGGTGCCTGTCTGGCTTGCCAAATCGAAACGCTAATCATAAGGCTTGCTTCCTGAATAGCAGGGATGGTTGTGTAATCTACATAGGTATCTGCTGCCGCTGTGCCGTAAGGGTTAATCGGGTGAAAGGTTGCAGGAGTGTTGTTGTTGCCTGTTATTGCGTAGGTTACTGACTTCTCACCTACGCCTGTGATGGTCTTATTGCCGTTATGCTTTGAGCCGCATCCTGTGATGCTTAAGACTTGACCAACGTAGAACACGTCTTGCACATAGTCATTAAAGAATGAAGTGCCTGTTGTGGCGGTGTTGCTGTGTCCAATAATCGGAGTCGTATTAGTCCATAGAAAAGGCAACAAGACGTTATCACTTGCATCGCAGACTGACTGCAAGACTGCATCAGTATAGAGAGTTCCAATACCGAGGGCGGTACGAAGCTCTGCGACTGTTGTGATGCTCATTGTTATCCTTTCTAAAGACTAGGGGAGCTGCAAGGGCTCTGGCAGCCCCCCTAGCGACTTAGGGTGTTGCTATTATGTAAGGTTGAACTTACGAACGCCCTTACCTGACTTAGCCAAGTAAATTGCGAGGTATCCGTAGAGGTTGATTTCAATCTCGCCAGATGTAAGTACGTTCACACGAAGCTGTGTGGTTGGTGATTCCCAGACGTAGACTGATGATGGAGCAACGAGGAACGCAGAGTTATCTACGATGCCTGATGCTGCGATGTTGTGATCTACGATGAGGTCTGTACCAAGTACGCCACCTACAACGCTTGTAGCAACTGCGTTGCCTGATGCGTTCTGTGTTGCGCCTTGTGCTGAGTAAAGTGCGCGACCTGTTGTGTCAGCGTATCCTGCGATTGCTGCCCACTGGTCTGTTGATGCAACGAGCTTGTTAGCGAAGTCTCCACCAGTACCCTTGTATGCGGCTGCGCCTTCTACAGAGATGAATGACTGAAGTCCTGCTGCTGTTGCTGCTGTTGTAGCGGCTGCGGTGCCGTCTGCGATGAAAGCGTTGAGAAGAGCTGCATCTGTAGCCTTCTCGTATGCCTTGCGGAGTTCTGCCATCATAAGTTCCATGAACGCAGGTGATGAACGATCAACTAGCTCGAAAGATACGCGCTGTAGACCAGAGAACTTGTTGATGTCTACTGTGTCGTAAGCAGATGTCATTCCTGTCTCTGATGGTGCTGCGCCTTCGTTGGTGTCTGCAACTGTTGGTGCGACATCAGCAGATGAAGCGTTTGTGTAAAGACGTGGAACTGTGAATGACATTCCAGAGTCAATAAGTGCCTGACGTGTTGCTGCCTCGAACGCTGGACGTCCTGTGAAGGTGTCTGTAATGAATGTGTTGAGGTGCTGTGGGAGTGTTAGACCTGTGTTGGTTGATGTTGAATCGTCTGCTGCGCGTACTACGCGGCGGGCTTCGTCATCACCTAGGGCTGACTTGATAGATGCTTCGAGATACTGCGCTCCTGAAATTGGCGCTGTACGCTCGCGGGTGTAGTGAGATGCTGCAACTGTTGGGCGAGCTGCTTCTTCGGCTGCTGCTTCAACTGCTGGAGCTTCTACCTGTGTGGTTGATTCTTCCACAATGGGCTCGCTTTCTGGTTGGGTTTCTTCGACGAGAGGCTGTTCCTCTGCGCGAATTTCTGTGACCGCTGCTGTTTTAAATGCGGCTTCGGTGACAAGGCTGACTTCCTTTATTTTCGCGGCTGTGACTACTGTGTGTCCAGCGCGTGATGGTGCTGATGCAATAATCTCTGCACCGATTGACAAGCCAGAGACAAGTCCTTCTTGCGCTTGGATAAGTGCATCGTTGCCACCTGTTGAACGTGACAACTTAAAGGTTGCATAGATGCCATCTGGACGTACTGTGGCTGTAACCATGCGTCCTACTGGCTTCTTCATGTCGTGCTGTGATAGCAACTTAATCTTTGATGGATCGTCAATCTCAATAGAACCAGCCTCGAATACAATTCCACCAAGATTGGTGTTGCCGATTTCGCCAGTTCCCATAGGTACGATTTTCCCGCTGATTTCGCGGCGTTCTTCGCTACATTCGATTGAGGATGCTTCGATGTATAGAGTTTCCATTAACTTAGACCTTCGCTTCCGTTAGGAGTTAAATCTGTCATTTCCATAGCCTGTTCAGTTGTAATCAGCCCTAGAGTTAGCATCTTCTCAATTACGCTAAGCTCGACCATTGGGTCTTGCTTGAGGAATGTGTCAAAGACTGCAAAGCGAACTTCGTGTCCTGCTGCAAGATGTAAAAGACCTCTGCACGATCATAGATATGCCGCTATTACCTTGGCAGGAGTACGTCCTCAAGGACATGCTGGGCGTGGACAAGAAGGGCATGTGGATTCGCAAGACAAACCTGCTACTTATTGCACGACAGAACGGAAAGACCCACTTAGCTCGTATGCTCATCCTTGCTCACCTGCTTAAGTGGGATAGTAAGAACGTCCTCATCATGTCCTCTAATCGAAGCATGGCTTTGGACACCTTTAGACAAGTCGCACAAGTATTGGAGAACAATGACCACCTCAAAGGCTTCGTCAAACAGATCAGGTACGCCAACGGCACAGAGTCTATTGAGATGCTGGACGGAAGAAGGCTGGACGTTGTTGCGGCAACTAGAGATGGCTCTCGCGGTAGAACTGCAGACTTTCTCTTTATTGACGAGCTCCGAGAGATTAACGAAGAAGGATTTCGAGCGGCTATCCCTACAACTAGAGCGCGTCCAAACGCTCAGACGCTTCTTACCTCTAATGCAGGAGACGCTTTCTCGGTAGTCCTTAATGGCATGAGAGAAAGGGCGTTAGAGAACCCGCCTAAGAGCTTTGGATTCTACGAATACAGCGCTCCCCAGTATTGCAAGATTACGGATCGTGCAGGTTGGGCTCAAGCCAACCCAGCACTCGGATATACGATAAGTGAGGAAGCCCTTGAAGAAGCAGTTGCGACAAGCCCTATTGAAAACACTAGAACAGAACTGCTCTGCCAATGGATTGACTCTCTTGCTAGTCCGTGGGCTCATGGAATCCTTGAGGAGACGAGCGACTCAACACTCACGATTCCTGTGGGCGGCTATACAGTATTTGCATTTGATGTCAGTCCGTCTCGCCGTAATGCAAGTCTGGTTGCTGGACAGATACTCCCAGATGGTCGCATCGGAGTTGGAATCCTACAAACGTGGGAAAGCCAAGTAAGCGTTGATGATCTAAAGATTGCCGTGGACATCAAGGCATGGGCTGACCAGTATCGCCCGCGTCAAATCTGCTACGACAAGTACACAGCCCAGTCGATTGCGGACAAGCTCTCTAACGCTGGACAAATCGTGCAGGACATCTCTGGCGCATCCTTCTATCAGGCTTGCGGAGACCTTAACGACAGCCTCAACTCAAAACGCCTTGTTCATTCAGGTCAGGAGAACTGGATTCAGCAGATGAATAACTGCGCAGCCAAAGTAAATGATTCGGCATGGCGCATTGTTAAACGCAAGTCAGCAGGAGATGTCTCTGGTGCGATTGCTACCGCGATGGTTGTCCACATGCTTTACAAACCACAACAGGTAGCGGCTATATACACAGAATAATCTACATATAGTGTATAATTGCCTTCTATGGGTCTCTTCTCGCGTAAGCCACAAATATTAGAAGCGCAGCTTGCGCCACAGGTCATGGGCGAGAATCTGCCCTCACTCTATAGCTCGCTTACACTTCGAGTATCTCGCAAAGAGGCTATGAGCGTCAGTTCTGTAGCCAGAGCCCGCAACCTAATCTGTGGCACAGTCGCAGGAATCCCTCTTGAGTATTACAACAAGCGCACAGGCGAAGTTATGGCTGCGCCGCGCTGGGTTAATCAACTTGCAAAGAATCAGCCATCATTTATCACTATCTGCTGGATCGTAGATTCACTCTTGTTCTACGGAGTATCTTATCTTCGCGTTACAGAGCGTTACGCAGAGGATGGACGCCCTGCTGCGTTCGAGTGGATTGCTAACTCACGCGTCACATTCACAACTGACCTCGAAGGCATCATGATTACGCAGTATTACGTTGATGCTGCTCCTATCGCCATGAACGACATCGTAACTATTCAGGGATTCGATGAAGGCGTGCTAGAGCGCGCTGGTCGCACTATCCAGTCAGCGATTGACATTAACAAGGCTGCTGCCATCGCATCAGCTACTCCAATGTCTAGCGGCATCCTAAAAAATACAGGCGCAGACTTGCCACAAGCCGAGGTCTCTGGACTTCTAGCAGCTTGGAAGCGTAGCCGCCAGAATAACTCTACTGCTTACCTCACTAGCACTCTTGAGTTCCAGTCCACACAGTTCTCACCTAAAGACATGATGTACAACGAGGCAATTCAGAACCTATCTACTGAAATTGCCCGCGCTATGAACGTTCCAGCGTATTACTTGTCAGCAGATCAGAACACAACTATGACTTATGCAAACGTGACAGAAGAGCGCAAGCAATTCTTCGCTCTAAGCATCGAGCCTTACATTCAGGCTATTCAGACTCGTCTATCTATGGATGACATCTCTACAGCAGGACACGAAGTTCGCTTTGCAGTCTTTGACACCTTCCTCAAGCAAGACCCAATTAAGGAACTTGAAGTAATTGAGAAGATGCTAACTCTAGGGCTGATTACAACTGAACAAGCTATGGAAATGACAGACCTAACACCTAACGGAAGTGAGGGGCTCTAATGGAGACTCTATACATCGAAGCCGCCTCTATTGAGTGCAGCGAAGAACGCCGCGAGATTAGCGGCAAAATCGTTCCAATGGGAACTGGCGAAATCGGCAACACCAATCTTGGTGGCGTTGTATTCGAGGCTGGTTCTATTGAGATTGACGATCCATCAAAGATTAAACTGCTATCACAGCACGACATGAAGAAGCCAGTAGGACGCATGGTTACAGCCACAGTACGACCAGACGGCATCTACGCAACCTTCAAGTTGTCACGTTCAACAGGTGGCAACGATGCACTTGTCATGGCACAGGAAGGACTTGTCTCTGGCTTGTCAATCGGTGCAGAGATTATTGCATCAGCACCATCACGCGCTGGACACACAGTTGTCACAGCAGCGAAGTTAAAAGAAGTTTCTCTAGTTACAGAGCCAGCCTTTAAGTCTGCTCAAGTGCTAGAGATCGCAGCAGAGGAAGTCATCCCTGCTGAAGAAACCAAACCAACAGAAAGCGAGCCAGTCGTGGAAGATACCACACAGGTAGAAGCTCCAGCAGTTGAAGCAGCGGCAGAAGAAGCGGCTCGCCCAACAGTTGCAGCATCACATTACACCAAGGAGCGTACAGCGCCGATTTCATCAGCACAGTACCTCGAAGCATCTATTAAGGCAGCACTCGGAGACGATGATGCACGCCGCATGGTAAGAAGTGCTGATGATTCTACTTCTACCAACACAGGTCTAACACTCCCACAGCACCTCAATCAGTTCGTTACAGATACATTCTCTGGACGTCCAGTATTCGATGCTGTAACACGCAACGCACTTATCGACTCAGGAATGTCATTCACAGTTCCACGTCTTTACACAAACGCATCAACAGCAGACACAGCACCATCAGTCGCAGATGTAAACGAAGGCGCAACAGTTACAGATGTCGGAATGACTTCTGCTTACGACACAGTAAACATCAACAAGTTCGCAGGGCTAAATCGCATTTCATGGGAACTCATAGACCGATCTTCGCCGAGCTTTATGGAATTGCTCATGGCTGAGCTCCGCAAGGCGTACGAGAAGGCAACTGATACAGCAGTTTTGACCGAGCTAATTTCAGCAGGTACAACTGCAACAGGTGTTGCTGCAACAGCAGCAGGACTTCAGTCATTCATCTCTGTAGAAGGAGCAGCCGCATACAAGGGTACAGGCGGAGACTTCGCTAACAAGCTTGTTGCTAACACAGACCAATGGGCTGCTATCACAGGTTACGCAGACTCAACAGGTCGCGCACTCTACTCTGCACAGGGTTCAACAATGAACGCTTCAGGCACAGCAGTCGCATCATCAGTACGCGGCAACGTTCTCGGAACTGACCTCATTGTTGATCACAACATCGCAGCATCAGGTGTCATTGACAACTCTGCTTTCCTTATTGCACCATCTAGCGTATATGTCTGGGAATCACCTGTGACAAACCTACGCCTTCAGGTGCTAACCACAGGCGAACTAGAAATCGCACTTTACGGATACCTCGCAGTTTACGTTGCGAAGTCTGGTAAGGGCGTTCGTAAGTTCAACCTCTCCTAAGTAACACCCTAAGTCGCTTGGCGGGCTACCAGAGCCCTTGTAGCCCGCCAAGTCTTTAGAAAGGATAACAATGAGCATCACAACAGTCGCAGAGCTTCGTACCGCCCTAGGTATCGGAACTCTCTATACTGATGCAGTCTTGCAGTCAGTCTGCGATGCAAGTGATAATGTCTTGTTGCCTTTTCTATGGACTAACACGACTCCAATCATTGGACACAGCAACACCGCCAACACAGGTACTTCTTACTTTAACGACTATGTGCAGGATGTGTTCTACGTTGGTGAGACAGTCAATATCACAGGTTGCGGATCAAAGCACAATGGCAATAAGACCATTACTGGCGTTGGTGAAAAAGAGATTACTTACGCAATCACAGGCAATAACAATACCCCTGCGCCTTTCCACCCAGTCAATCCTTACGGCACTCTTACAGCAGAGACCTATGTAGATTACACAACCATTCCAGCCATTCAGGAAGCCAGCCTCATGGTCTCTGTGGCTATTTGGCAAGCGCGTCAAGCACCAACAGGTCAAGGCGTATCTATTGACGGCTACGCACCAAGCCCATACACCATGTCTAATCAGCTCATGGCTCGCGTTCGTGGCTTACTTGCACCTTACCTAAGCCCTAACTCTATGGTGGGCTGATGCCAGCGATTACAACCCTACGCAGCACGATAGCGGCTGCCCTAACTGACAACAGCAAATGGAGCGTGTTCTCGTTCCCACCTGCTACGCCTATTGCTAACAGCGTTATTGTCAGCCCTGCTGATCCTTACCTAGTGCCCAGCAATAATGACTACACAGCGATTGCACCACTAGCAAACTTCACTATTACTATCCTTGTGCCATTACTGGACAATCAAGGAAACCTTGCTGGGATTGAGGATGACGTTGTTCGCCTCTTCCAGCTTCTCGAAGCATCAAGCATTGTGTTCAACGTAGGCAGCGTGTCCAGCCCTAAAGTGCTGAACCTACCTACTGGAGACTTACTGGCTTGCGATGTCGCAATCAGTACCCTAACGGAATGGAGCTAGTCATGAGCGACTGGGAAAAGGAGCGAGACGCTTTTCTTGCGAAAATCGGACAAACTCCAGA